GTCCAACTACCAGATGCAAGTGTTATGTCTGTCATACCACTTCCTGATACTGCACCCACTTTTATTTTACCATATGTTTCTAAATCAACACCAGAAAACTCAGGATATTTTAATGAGTTATTACAAATCATATAAACATCATCTAAAAACGCAGAGTTCATAAATGATGATGAGTATGTAAAGCCTGCTTCTGCAAAGATTGCATCCCATACAGGTTTAACTCTAATTGCAGGTTTAAAGTTTTGAACAGTCAGTGCACCATCCTGGTCATCAATACCAAATCTTTCATATGCACCTTGTGTAAATTGATATCCACTACCATAATCTGCAAGTGGATAAACTATATCTCCATTAAATAAACTTCCACTCCAACTTGCTGAAATATTATCATAAGATGCAGTGTGATTGTATATGGATAAAGAAGTTAAATCAGTTAAATATTTTCTATTAATATCTCTACCAAATGAAGATAAACTACCATATATTGTAATCTCATAAGACTCAATAAACTTATTTGCTTTTAGATTTACTTTATTCAATTGCAAGTAACCATCAGATAGATACACAGAATCAAAATCAAAGTATGCAGGAACCTTTATATTGGTCGCAAATAGAAAAGGTGAGTCAATACTAATATCATAGACATGCTCAAAAAATGCGTTGTTTACTTTCGTTCCAGGTATGCTTATTTGCCTTGTGAAATCAGAAGGTAAAACACCTACATCAAATAGACCTGTAATATTATTTGATAATTGTATATCTTCATCGTCAAATAAATCTAATTGCACAGCAGGGTCTCCTGCCAATAATCTAAAAGTAAATGATTGTGTACTAATTATTCCCATTAGATGATAAGCTTATAAGGTTGTCCATATTGGAAATCAAATTGATATTGTATTAATTTATCTACAACACCTGTTTTGAATACTATATTTTGAGTCGCAATAGTCAATGGTCTTAATAAGCCAGCACTTTCGTCATAAATCCAATAGATTTCGTCTGATACTAATAATTGTTTTATTATATCATTATATGCATCATCTAACCAATTTGAATTTACACTTAATGCTTGTTTTGAATCTACGATATATGCAGAGTTTGCTGTATCGTAATTTTGATATGATAGTGTAGAAGATTCCCAACTACCTAATTGTGGTTGATATGTTCTTCTTTCAGTTTGAAATGATTCTCTACTTACTAAATCAAAATTCATCCAATCAAACTGGCCATATCTATTCTTCCATTTAATTCTTACGTTAGGATATTTTTGTTTGCAAGTTATATTAAATTTAATTGTACTTCCTAATGGAACACTTGCATTCCAAGGTTGTATTGTATACCATTCTAATCCAGTAGTAGTTAATGGAAATCAACTTTCAGATGGGAATAAAGGATATTGAACTATTTGTCCTGATGTTGCAGTAGTTGAACTAATTGCATAAGAACCTACACCTACATTTGAATTATATAATACTCTTGTTGGTTGTGCTGCGCCTGTTGTACCTGCATATATCCCAGCCGTTCCTTTATTATCTATAAATACAGATTGAGTTGCAGGGCCGTCAGTCATCAAAGGCCAATGTGATGTTTTAGAATATATTTGTTGACCTATTGGTTCTTGAAATATACCATAACCATCCAATGCTTTATATGTTTCTGTTTTAAGATGTGAACCTGTCACAAATACACCAGCTGACAAATATTGTGTATAAAAGTCAACTGCAAAATAAACTACATTTGAAGTATTAGCTTGTGCGTAATCTGTTAATGTAGAGTTTATAATTCTATTTAAGTCAAAAATACCTGTGTCAGCACTATTTGCATATTTTACTATTGTATAATTAGAAGTGCTACCTGAGTTGGTTAATGACCCTTGCCAAGAATACAATTCACCAATATATTGAAATGACGCAGATGTAATCAATATACATTTGCTGGTGTTTGGGTTATGGATAAAGCCATTGCTAATTCTTTTCTTATCTAACCATTCAAAAAGAAAAAATAAGTGATGGTTATTTCTTTCTTACTGATTCTCTTAATTCAGTTGCAACTTGAACACCCAATGCCATAGCATATGATTTAATACTTGCTTTAATTTCAGGGTCTTTCATTGCTTTTGCAGCATAGTCAAAATGTTTAGGATATCTTTTCTTTATAGTTGCCGTAGTTCCATTACCTGTACCATAAGGACTATTCCAATACTTACCATATGTTGCACCAGGAGGAGCAAAAAAGAATTTGATATCTACTTCACCTTTTGATTTATAGGTAATCATTCTTTCCGGCGTATTGTATGACCTCAATACATTTCGTAGATTGCCTGTATCCCTAGGTGCAATAGCAGATGCTGCATTTCTAATTGATAATGCAACCTTCTTAATTTCTTGTGGGTGTTTCTTAATCGCAGCCATTTATGTTTGTATAAGAGCTTGATGGGTAAAGGTCAAATAAACATCTTGGTCGAGAGTTAGGTGTAGTTAATGTAAAGGTTGCAACGTGTCCTGCTAAACCATTGTTAAATCGGTCTACGAAGGGTTCACAGACGATTTCTCCATCAATGTCGAATGAAGATACCGAATACTGTGTAAACGAGGTTAAATCGTTTATAATTGCCAATGTGTTTGCTAGTATATCAATGGTATCATCTACTCCATAAAACGGAATATTCTGTGCATTAGTTACAGGATTAGATTCATTGTTTTTATTCTTAACCTTATCTGCAATTACTAATTGTATTTCGTGATTCGTTGTTGAGTCTACTATTCTGCTTGATAATATGTTTACATTACCAAATAGATACATAGGAAACTCTTTATCATCAACACTAGCTATATCACCAGTAGTCACCTTTGTTATTGAAGGGTGATTGGTCATAATAGTCTCAAAGTAATCCAAGACATTGTAGTATAGAGTATAGTTAACTCCCTGATTATATTGTAAATAAGACATATTAAAATTTATTATAATTGAATACCACCAAAGAATTGATTTGTTTGGTCAGGATATATCTGCGTTTGATTACCAACTGATTCTAAATATTGTGGTATTTGATTTGAGTAAGATATCAAATAGTTTTGTAATCTTAAAGCATAATAGTCAGCGTTTGCTTGAGCTTGTTGTTTAAGATAATCTATTTCCAATTTAGAAGGTGCAGTTGCTTGTTCTGATGATTGTTTAACTGCTCCATTAGACTTAAATTGTATAGCACTAAATGGTATGTACTCAACACAGGTATACCAAATCAATGTTGGTTTAATATGGTCGTCTAATAAGTCTTGATAATACACAGATAAGCCACTAACTGTACCTGCAATTATTTGAGCTTGTAAGTAATCGTATAAAACTGTACCTATAAGGTTTTTGATATACTTTACTTGTGCGGTATTCATAAATGGTAATAGAGCATCTGCATCTATTGCACCCTGTAAAGGACTATTCTTTATGATATCGTTTCTTGTTATAAAAAGTGCTGTTGCCATAATGGTTATTTATATATTTTTATTTTTACAATTATCAAAATGGTGTTTATACATACCATTACTCTTTCCTTCTTTACCACAATGAGGGCAAGTGTGAATTTTTTGTGATTGAGTATGTCCACCAATAGCAGATGTTTCTTTCCACCAATCACTAGCTACCACTGCTTTTCCACCTAATGATTGTATTTTAGCCATATGGCCATTTATTAAATTACTATCTCCTAAAATCTTTCCTTGTATTTTAGATTTATCTAATTTTAATTTAGATTGAAATTTATTACTTAGTATTGCATTTCTTTTCGCATTTCTGTAATCTCTACTACTATTCCATCCATAATTATATTGAATGTTTAATTCACGTTCCATATCAGCTGCCATATCAACATTACCACAAGTTATAACTCTATCAACATCTTCTATTTTATAATTTAGTTGACGCAATCTTCTATTAAGGTTTTCTGTGCAACCCCACTCTTTTCTTTCTGGTATATGATATAATGTGTACATACTATAATTTACGAAAATTATTTTGATTTACCAAATATTTCATATTCTCTACTATTCAATTCTAACATAGAAAAACTTTCTTCGTCTGCTTTATTTGGTAATGGTTCTTCAACTGTTTGGTCTTGTCCATCATCAGTTGTTGCAGGATTCTCCATTGATTCATTTGTTTCATCTTGCACTTCATCAATACTTTTACCAGTTTCTTCTGCAGTTTCACTTAATATTACCAATGGTGTCGCTTGTTCATGTCATAGATTGCAAAATAGAGAAAGCTGTTTTCATCTCTTCTGATTGTGAACTAAATCCGTTATTTGCAGTTCTGATACCGAATAATAAAGGAGATGTAATTCTATGTGCTACTAAGATTCTATCTTGTGCGTATTCTGCTACATACTGAAACTTCTCATGTAAATTATCGATTTGAATTACATCTATTGTCGGTTTTGTTGTAGGGTCATCATTAAAAGATAACATAAACTTACCTGCGTTTTTAGTGCCTGTAAATTTAGCATATAATAAATCCTCAATTGTTTGTCTTTCTTCTGGTGCAGGAACTCCACTATTCATATTCAACATCACCATTGGTAAGAAACCATTTTCAATATTGTTTAAGTGTAGGTTTGATAACTCACCTTCAACA